TTCTCAACAGTCTGTAGTTCCGTACCAACTAAAACCTTACGGCAAGTTGGACTGTCGCTCTTCACATAAGCGCTGACAACCGCTGAGTGAGTGCTTGAAGTGAACCGATAATCCCTGTTGATGGATGCGGCCCAGTCTTCGGTCTTCATGTCGTCCATTGTCTCTGCGAGATGGTCTAGAACTCTCATCAACCTATCGTCCTTGAAGGACTCTAGGTCATGCATCGAGATGTAAACGTGAGGCAAACTGTTGTTTGCCATCAAGTACATACGATCGTCGCCAGTAATTAACTTGTCTAGCGATCTGAGCACTTTGCCGATCATCTTGCGGTTGACCTTTAAGACGTTCAGGTTGCGTGTGGCGTGAGCCACTGAACGGTTTTCATTTTCGATTGCCTGTTCGTAGGCTTTTGTTGCTCTGCTTTGCATAGCGTTTCCCTTTCTGTGTTAATGAACTTCTATCGCATCACAACAGGATCGCTGTGATGTGATTGAATTATAGCATAACTTGACACTTTCCCGCCCCCTACCGCCCCCCGCCACCCCCACCCCCCGCTTTTTGGATTGGGTCCCATCTGCCCCCCATACCCCAAGATTTATACAAATAGCCCATTATTTTTTCAAATATTAGAAACACCCCCCTTGATGGAACCAAAACTCTGTATATAATATGTGTAAACTACGGAGTGCCACCCTTTCCTCCCATGATAGAACTCGTTCCAGAAATCGATTCCGATATTCCAATTCCAGCTTCTGCCCTAGAAGCTATGCCCGAGCTTTCTCCTCAAGAAGAGTTAGACATGAGGGCTAGGACAGTTAAGATGATTTCAGACTTAACTGGCAATCCAATTGAACCCACCGAAGATGAAAAAGATGTGGCTCGTCACGCTGTACAAAATGTATTATCAAAACCTGATGCAGCAGCGCAGATCGCAACCTACTCTAGCCCCACAATTGCATACCTCGCCGGTATGGTCGCGCAACACGATTCTTATCTTGTCAAAGACCTAGCCGAGTTAAAGAAGTATGTGGTTAATAATTTAGTAGCAGAAACCACAAGCCCCGATCCTAAAATTAGGATGCAAGCATTACGCGCTTTAGGGGAAGTGGATGGCGTCGATGCATTCAAGAAACGCACAGAGACTACTATTAAGCATCAGTCTATTGAAGAAGTTGAGAACGAACTTTTTGAGATGTTGTCTAAGCTAGAGAGCAGAACGATCAACGTTCAAGCGAAAGTAATACATGCGCCTCAAACTTGAACAGATAAAAGCTATTCAAGAAAAAATCCCGTTCATGCAGGACGAGGAGAAACGCAAGGCTAAAGATTTAGTGAAAAAATGGTATGCTGAGTCAACTCAGGAGGTTGGCAAGGATGATTTTCTCACGTTCATTGATCATGTATATCCAGGGTACAAAGTCGGCCCCCACCACAAACGTCTGGCGAAGATATTTGAAGAGATCGCAGCGGGTCGAAAGAAAAGGGTTATCGTCAATATTGCACCAAGGCACGGCAAATCCGAAATGATTTCTTACCTTGCCCCAGCGTGGTTCTTGGGCAAGTATCCACATAAGAAGATCATCATGTCCTCCCACACGGCGGATCTGGCGGTGAACTTCGGACGGCGCGTTAGGAATCTGGTGGGATCAGATCAATATAAAGATGTGTTCCCAAATGTAGAACTGCAAGCTGACTCGAAGTCGGCATCACGCTGGGGGACTAATTTTAATGGTGAGTACTTTGCTATTGGCGTTGGCGGTGCTCTCGCTGGTCGGGGCGCTGATCTCTTCATTATTGATGACCCTCATTCCGAGCAAGAGGCCAAAACTGGCAGACCGGATGTTTTTCTTCCTGCTTGGGAGTGGTTCCAGTCTGGCCCTTTGCAGCGCCTTATGCCTGGTGGTGCAATCATTATTGTGATGACTCGCTGGTCTAAGTTGGACCTGACAGGGCAGATATTGAGTCAGATGGAGAAGGAAGAGGACGTTGATCCTTGGGAAGTTGTAGAGTTCCCTGCCATCTTGAACGACAAGCCGCTATGGGGAGACTTCTGGTCAATAGAAGAATTGCTCTCTAAGAAAGCGGGTATGGACCCACGGTATTGGCAAGCCCAGTACATGCAGAACCCTGTATCAGAAGAGGGCGCTCTAATAAAGAGAGAGTGGTGGCAGATATGGGACAAGGATGACCCACCGATGTGTGAGTTCACCATCATGTCACTGGACGCCGCGCAAGAAGCCAACAACAGAGCTGACTACAACGCCTTGACAACGTGGGGGGTTTTCTTCAATGAAGAGACCAACAACTACAACATCATTCTATTGAACTCGATCAAGAAGAGGATGGAGTATCCAGACTTGAAGAGGCTAACGCTAGAGGAGTATAAAGAGTGGCAGCCTGATGCGTTCTTAATAGAGAAGAAGTCAAATGGATCGTCTCTTTATCAAGAGTTTAGACGGATGGGTATCCCCGTTGGGGAGTTTACACCGGGTAAAGGGCAGGATAAGATAGCCAGGGTCAATGCTGTATCGGATTTGTTTGCGAGTGGGATCGTCTGGGCCCCCAATAGACGCTGGGCAAAAGAAGTTATTGAGGAATGTAATGACTTCCCAAGTGGTACCAACGATGACTTGGTTGACTCAACAACACTGGCATTGATTAGATTTAGGCAGGGTGGCTTCATCAAGCTGCCTACAGATGAACCTGATCCGATTCAGATGTTCAGAAGCAAACGTAACCAAGGGTATTACACCGTTTAAGGACACAAGATGGCAACGAATATCGACAAAGCATTGTATCAGGCGCCTATGGGCATGGGCATGGACGACGGTAATCCCATAGAGGTCGAGATTGAAGACCCTGAGAGTGTTCATATGAACATGGGTGACATCGAGATTGACCTAGAACCACAGAAATATAAGGACTCAGGCGAGGATTTTGATGCCAATTTAGCCGATTTTATGGATGAATCGGAGCTTGATAGCTTGGCAAGTGAGCTGATTGAGGACTTTACCAAGGACAACGGCGACAGAAAAGACTGGATACAGACTTATGTTGATGGTTTGAAGCTGCTTGGGTTGAAATATGAGGAAAGAACTGAGCCTTGGAACGGCGCATGTGGTGTTTTCCACCCCATGTTGACTGAATCTGTGGTCAGATTCCAGTCTGAAGGCATGATGGAGACGTTTCCAGCCGCTGGACCCGTCAAAACACAGATTATTGGCAAAGATACGGTCGAAAAAGAGGACGCAGCAGCCCGTGTCAAGGCAGATATGAACTATCAGCTCACTGAAGTGATGCCTGAGTACCGTCCAGAGCATGAGAAGTTGCTTTGGAACCTCCCATTAGCTGGTTCAGCGTTCAAGAAAGTCTATTATGACCCCAGTAAAGGTCGACAAGTCGCTATGTTCGTTCCTGCTGAAGATATCGTTGTTCCTTATGGTGCATCTAGCCTATCTTCTGCTGATCGCGTCACTCATGTCATGCGTCGTACGAAGAATGAGTTGATGAAATTGATGGTGGCAGGGTTCTATAGAGACGTAGATTTGGGTGAACCCTCACATGAGTTAGACGATATCGAGAGACAGAAAGCCCAAGAGCAGGGCATGTCAGCGATTCAGGATGATAGATATCGCATCCTTGAGATGCAGGTCAACTTGGACCTAAATGGGTATGAACATGTAGACAAAAAAGGTATTCCCACAGGCATTCATTTGCCGTATATTGTAAGTATTGAGAAAGGTACCTCAAAAGTATTGTCAATCAGACGGAACTGGTACCAAGACGATCCACTTCACATTAAGAGGGACCACTTTGTACACTACCAATACATACCAGGATTTGGGTTTTATGGGTACGGTCTTATCCATCTTATCGGTGGGTACGCTAAGTCTGCTACTATGCTTATCCGTCAGTTGGTTGACGCTGGAACTCTATCAAATCTGCCGGGTGGTCTTAAATCGCGTGGGCTGCGTGTTAAAGGCGATGACACACCGATAGCTCCCGGAGAGTTCAGAGACGTTGACGTCCCCAGTGGTTCGATCAGGGACAACATCCTGCCACTACCTTACAAAGAACCAAGCCAAGTACTCTTTGCTTTGTTTGAGAACATTGTTCAAGAGGGCAAAGCGTTTGCTTCATCTGGAGACATGTCTGTATCGGATATGTCTGCACAGACTCCCGTGGGCACAACACTTGCAATCCTAGAGAGAACACTGAAAGTGATGGGTGCGGTGCAAGCCCGTATTCACTATGCGATGAAGATAGAGTTTAAGTTACTCAAGAATATCATTGCAGATTACACACCAGCTCGTTACAACTACGACCCAGAAGAGGGTGATAGAAAAGCCAAGCGCAGTGACTATGACATGGTGGAGGTGATCCCTGTCAGTGATCCCAACGCGGCGACAATGGCTCAGAAGATTGTGACGTATCAGGCTGTGTTGCAGTTGTCGCAGCAGGCGCCGCAGCTCTATGACTTGCCACTCTTACATCGTCAGATGATTGAGGTCTTGGGTGTGAAGAATGCAGCCAAGCTTGTACCGACAGAGGACGACGAGGTACCAGTCGATCCAGTGCAAGAGAACCAGAACATGCTCACCATGAAGAAGCCTGTCAAAGCATTCATTGAGCAGAACCATCAGGCTCACATCGCAGCACACAACGCGATGATACAGAACCCAGCGATCATGCAGGCATTGCAGCAGAACCCAATGGCGCAACAGATCATGGCAGGGTTCCAAGCACACATTGCAGAACACATGGGCATGATGTATCGCGTACAGATCCAAGGCATGATTGGTATGCAGCTGCCTGACCCAGATGATGACGACGATAGCAAACAAATGACGCCAGAAATGGCAAGCCAAGTGGCTGTGATGATCGCACAAGCAAGCGGTCAGATCACTCAACAAGCTCAACAACAAGCTGCGCAAGCCGCAGCACAACAGAAGATGCAGGACCCCATCGTGCAGATGCAGATGCAAGAGTTGCAGCTCAAGCAACAAGACCTCCAGCTCAAGGCGCAGAAACAGCAGACAGAAGCACAGGCCAAGATGCAGCAGTTGCAGATTGAGCAAGCACGCATCGAGTCGCAGAAAGAGATCGCAGCCATGCAGGTTGCAGCCAACGCAGCGGCGCAGAAGGACAAGACCAAGAAACAGCATGAGCTTGAGAGCACACGCCTAGGTGTTGACATCGCCAAACATAGAGCTGAGATGCGTCACAGCCGTGAGGAGCTGGCTCATACAAGAGCGGCGACCATGATGCAGACCATACAGAACAGCAAGAATCAGAATAAGCAACAACCCAAAAAGGGAGAGTAATTGAACGACAAACTAATGAATCACTTGATCACTGAGTACGACAAGCTCAGGAATGATCAGGTCACCTTCCTAGCAAACGGAGGAGCAAAAACGTTTGACGAGTACCGTCACGTCTGTGGAGTTATCCGGGGTCTAACTCATGCAGAATCCATTGTCAAAGACCTTGTGCAACGAATG